TCAAGAATAGTCTCAACAAATGTTGTGTTGGCTTTGTTAAACTCGCGCAGCTTTACAATCTTCTGTGCAATCGGATGCGGGTGAGTGGCAAGAAACTGCTTTGTAAAGGACGGCGCTTCAGAGGTTTCTGTCCGATGGTACTTGAGACCAAGGGAGTCGAACGCCTTTGCTATAGATGTAGCAACCCACGGTTCGATAAAGATGCCGGTCTCTTCCTTTATTTCTTTAAGTAGGTTCTGCTCTCGACCAAGCAGGTCTTTCTTTACTAGCTCCGCCTTGTCTATGTCCACTCGAACACCGCGTGTTTTCATGTCTAACAGGCAGGGCATCAAGCTGGACTCGAGATCAAAAATACCCGTGACCTCTTCCTTGATAATGTCTGGACGCAACCTGTCCCACAGACGAAGGGTAACAGCCGCATCTTGCTCGGCGTACTTACCAACGAACCTAGCTGGCAGTCTCCACATACCTGACTTTGGATCGACACCATACATTGCTGCCGCAGCTTTGAGCATCTTCTCGTTCTTGTATTCAGACAGATACTCGCCCGACAGTGAGTTTAGATTATAGAACCGCCGGTTCTCGTTCAGTAGTGGAGCAGCAATCATCGTGTCAATAATCTTACCCTGCACCTCAATGCCAGCCCAACGCATCCAGCCCAGATCATACATAGCATTGTGCATAACCTTTTCTATGTGCGGAGTTGCCATCTGTTTCTTTAACCAGTTGACGACTGTCTTCTCTGGCATGTTACCACCACCCTCGTGGCGGACAGGGAAGTAGCCAACGAAGTCACCCGCTGCAACAGCATAGCCGATGACATAGCCGTCGTTCCTGCACCATCCCGGCCCCAATGTCGTGAGGTTTGGATCCCGTGTCTCCAAGTCAATTGCGATCCTGTCACAGTTCGTCAGATCAGGAAGAGAAGAAGGGGGCGCCCAGTCTTCTTCACTGAAGCCCATCGCAGCTTCCTTGACCTCGATGTCCAGAAGATTCATCTGATTCTCGTCGTATTTAGTTTTCATCGTTAACGATCTCCCCACCCAGCGCAGCATAACCAATGATATCCACCCAAGAGTCGTCCTTGCTTGTGTCCTCTGCAAGTCTAGCCAGCTTCAGAGCAATCATGCAGGCCACCACATCTTCTGGGGTAATTGCATGAACCAACTTACGCTCCAAGAAAACATTCCAGATCGCAGCAATCCGCTCGTGATTCATCTTAGCAGGACCATACTCCTTGGCTCTCGGACCGTTGATTAGCTCTTCTGCTTTGTTGAGGAAATCTTCTCTGGTTTTCATAGGTAAAATCCATTTCTTGTTTTTGGTTCAACTAAATGCAACGCCTTCTTTGCCCGAGTAATGCCCACATAAAAAGTCCTGACCTCAGAGTCTTGGTCAGGACTATCGATGGCTGCTTTGGTAGAATCGAGAAGCAGCAATACGTTGTCTGCCTCTCCACCCTTGGCTTTATGGATCGTAGAAATTTTTACGCGAGGCTTGTCCGTCAGGATCTTCTCCCCCGCACGGCGGACAGAAGTGATATATATCTGCTCCTTCTCCGACACCTTCACTACCTCGTACCACGGTGTCTCCTTCGACACGAGCAACGAGCATCTCTCTATAATATCTGCTAGAGTGTAGTCTTGATCTGGGTCTAGGGATCGGAGTGTTGAGCGCCCAGACTTGGGCAAAATGTTTGGTCTGATTTGTTTCTCGAAGGTCTTCAACTGTTGGGCAGATAAAGCGTGTCCTTTGCATAATCGTAACCATACCTCAATTGCTTCTAGGATGTTGGGGGAGATAGACCAACCAGAACCTTCGCGGTAGAATACATAACCGCTTTCTTTAAGCTGAACAGCGACTTGATTTGCAATGTAATTTGTTCTTGCAAGGATTAACCACTCACCAGTTCTGATGTCTACATCCATAATATCATGATGCCAAACAACTGTCCCCTTATGAGTAGCAGGATTCCAAACTTTTTCCTGACGCACTCCTATTCTCTTGACAAGACGCCCCGCTATGTCATGCACCTGCGCCGGTATTCTGTATGACTGCTGCAAGATTTCCTTGTTCTCGCAAGCACCCAAGAAGTCACGCACCTGCACACCCATCCACGCATAGATACACTGGTCATCATCACCAGCATAGTAGATGCGCTTGGCGATAGGACGCAGTACCTCAAGCACCATCTTCCACTGAAGCGGTACAAGGTCTTGTGCCTCATCGACAATCAGGACATCGATGCTCGGACCGTGGCCCTCGGCTATGAAGTTCTCGATCATGTCAACAAAATCAAACTTGCTCGTGTCACTTTTGTATGCCTGCATAGCATTGCGAACAATCCGTGCTTGCTGATAGCTAAGATTGTAGTCACCTGTTTGATTAAACTGTTTATCCAGATCGATGCCCTTGACCCTAGCCATCTGTATCATAGACAGATAGGCATCTCCACTTTTCCCGGGGGTGAATAGGGTTCCATCAGACATAGTCAGGCTAGAGTTTGAGCCGAACTCTAGCCCGACTAACTTGCCGAGCGCAGCGTAGTCGCTGCTTCTCATAACTTGGTGTACGTTCATCCCACTAAACTGAAACGCCATAGAGTGTAATGTACGAAACCAGATCATTTGTTTTGGATCCATACCCAGTACCGCAGCCGCACGAGTCCTTGCTTCTTCAGCGGCCTTCTTGCTGAAAGAAACAAAAGCTATGCGGTCAGCAGGTGTGCCATTCTCTAGCTCCTGCTTCACGATGTTAATCAGCTTGGTTGTCTTACCTGTGCCCGGGGGTCCGAAGATAGTTGTTTCCATCAGAACGGCACCTCCGATGTCTCTACATAGACATCAGGTATGTCCACCTCTCCTGCAAACTCAGGCACCCACCAGACACGAGCCGACTTCCAATCACCTCGAACCGTTTTAAATCTTTTTGTTCCGTGGGATTCTTCCCCTCCATTAACTTCCTTAATACGCTCTTGAATCTGCGCTCTGGTGTATTCATCAAACCTCTTGTTGCGTAGGTAGTTCATCAGACCTTCGAGTCTAAAGTAAACCTTCCCTTCTTCTGGGTATGGCTTGCCAAGTAGAAGTTCCTCTGCCGACTGTGCCTGCACATTACCCGTACAATAGTTTTCTAGGTGATCTACGAACTGACCCTTGTATGTTAGCTCTTGTGGCACCTCGATCTCATTCAAGTTGTCCATCATAGAGTTTACCGCAGTGTGCCAGTCAGCCGCCTTCATAGCTTGCGGCATAAAGTTTAACTGCTCCATACAAGCACGTTGAAACTTCAGCGGAACCTGCAACTCCTCAGTCGTTAGCTCCAGACGCCGCCCATTGACATCCATAAACCACAGCCGTGGCTCAGAGAGAATCACTGACAGACCAGCCAGATCTACAGTGTGTTGCGCCGGACCAATGCCGTACTTCCGTGTCTTACATAAGTTCTTGTTGCAGTGCGAGGCCAGTGGCTGCTGCTCACAGGGATAGAAATATTCCTTCTTTTCTAGCTGCTGCTGGATTGTCACGATCTCTGACGCAGGTAGTGGAGGCTGGCAATATTGTGAGTTGATTGTCTCGTGCAATGTCTTCCAGTTGTCAGGGTCAACAAGCTTACAGGCTGTGCCGACAGCAAACATCGTGGTGTTTCTGCCACCCTCTGGGATGCCTGACTCCAACAAATGCTTGAGGCACGGAGGCCACTCCTTAAACTGGTCAGATGTCCCACCCAGATCGAGTGACAAAAATGTCTTAATGTCTAGCTTTCTAGTTTCGATAAGCTCAAGAAACTCTCCGAGGCTTGCCGCATCACCGTTATCTAGCAGTGCATAACGCAACGTCTGCTCGGCATCGAAGTAAGGTAGGTTTATAAAGTTACCAACATCACCGCGCTCAACCAGAACCTGTTCTTGTTTGGGAAATATTTCACAGCCACCGAATCCAAGGAACGCAGCCACCTCACTGGCCTTGTCACGGAACTCTCCTGCACCAATCCACTCTTTAAAGAAAAAGAATATGTGAGCGCCACCAGACTTAGACCTACACACTATGCAAGGGATGCCTGCATCGCGGAGCTTCTTATCCAGAGCTTGAAGGTCGAGTGGATACTGATCAATGTCAAGTGCACCGAACCGGCACTTGTTGTCTTCGTTGATTGGGATAGACCCAACGCCCCAGCTTCCATCGATGTGGGACTTAATCAATTCTAATGTCAGAGGCTTCCGTACAATATAAGACTTCGCCTTCTGCTTTCCAGCGCGTCTCTCATCTGATATCTGTGTCTGTCCGTGCGCTGCGCTGAAGCCCTCAAACGCAGCCATAAACCGTTCTGCTAGGCTCATAGCAAACTCCTTATGGTAAAAAGCAGGGGATGATTACCAACGTGACTGAACTAACGCTGGTAACCTCGCTGCTGCCCCCTGTCCAGCAGTATTACCTCCTATCTAGAATGGGAGGTCTTCGTCATTAACCGCTGCCTTCGGTTCAGCTTCCTCGCTGCTGACCGCCGAGGTCTTGATCTCACCCTTCTGGAATGACTCGAAGAATGACTTAGCTGCTTGCAGCGCGGACCCCGGAACTTCGGTTGGTTCCATCTTCTCTACACTGAGATTGAACCACGAGCCTTTGTCGTTTGATTCTTGGATGCCAGTTAACTTCCACACAGTACCCCACATTGGTGGGTTGAATGGTCCGTTCTTACCTTGGTACTGAACCATACGCATCATTGTGTTCCAACGCTTGGATACTTTGATGCCTGTCTTCTTGAGGTCACAGATAGCCGTTTGTGTACCACCTGTCTCTGGGTTTACGATCATCACCAAATGCTGGGCTGACCGCACAAGTTCATTACCTGATGGCAGAATTTCTTTTGAACCCATACGTTGTGTGTTACGGACGTTCTCGTCGTCAGGGTTTAGTTCCCCAACAAAACCACCGCCAGCTTCCTTGTCGATGAACTCGAGGTACTTAACTGTGTAACCACAAGGGATAACTACAACCCCCTGTTCAGCTTCCCAGAACTCTCCGGTCACTGTGTTAAACAGGTCACCTGCCGATGCACCCTTGATATACTTGGGATCAGACTTCATTAGCTGGGGTGACAATGGCTGAAGGATACGCAGGAACGGTATCTGCATGTCCTCTGTGCCAATGGCATCCATACCAGCACCAGCGTGTGCCTCGAACTCTTCCATTATGTTTGCCACCGCAGTGGTTTTTGCTTCTGCTACTGCTGTATCAGCCATTGCTTTGTAACCCTTCATTTTTATTTACAATCATTACTCGTTGATTCCTGCCACTGGCACCTAGACGTTTTTCTCCAGTGTACTTTATAAATCCCTTGCGCTCCAAAGAGCAGAACCTTGCGGTTATAGATGAATAGGATTTTACTCCGTACTTTGCTTCGCAATACTTGCGAACATCATCTGAAATACAACCCGAATTTAAATTCTGAACAGCTTCTAAAACCATTCTTTCTAGCCTACTCGCGTCAAGATTTTCCGCTGCTTCAATACTCGTATCAGGTGCATCGAAGCGATAAAGATGTTTATCTTCCTCCATAACTAACTCCGTTTAATCGTTGCTTCATTACCAACAAAGACTCCGAACGTATCAAAGTCCAATTCCTTACCAGCTTCCACGCGCTGCCGTACCCACGACTTGAGTGTCGAAGGGTGGATGTGCGTTTTCTGTTCTGGATCTAGCCCCTGTGTCCGTAGGTCATCAATGACAGCACCTGCCATATTGTCCTGACCTGCGGAGAAGGATACCACAACATCGTTCTTGATGATGTCAGCCTCACCGATCGAGCGGAGGAAAGCAAAGGCTTCGTCGCGCTTGTCTTCGGCAATACGAGCATGCACAAAAGGTCGCACCTTGACCTTGTGTCCATCAACCTCGAGGCTATCAACCCCCATCTCTTCCATAAGAGCAGGGATATCTTCTGTTGTGATTTTAGTTTTGCGAAACTTTAGATCTTTCAGATGCTGTTCAGCAGCCTCAATATCCTTGTTCACTTGTATGGATTGGCGGATCAGGTTTGATAACCGTGATGCGCCTTCCTTATTGACTGTGTCGAACTTACCGGCATCGACTTCCTCTTCCATTAGCGAGAACACATCGCTCATAATTACACCTCATAGTTAAAAGTTTCAGCCCTTCGGCTTTGGATTGACCACCATATAGAGTGGCTTAGTCTTGGTCAAGCTGCTTTTTCGCTAGCCTCTTTCTTGACCATATGCGCTAGTTGTTTGCTTACACTGCGGTCACTTTGATGTGCCAAATGTTTCAGCATTTCATAGATCTCAGCAGTGATAGACACTGATTTCCAATTGGGACTTTTCATCTTTACTCCTTCTTTTCATACTGCTACTGTCTCAACTTATCTTACACAAGAACGTGGGGTCAAGTACCAAATGGGACCGGATCATAGAATTTGTGATGGTAAGAGATCTGAACTTGTTGCAGCCGAATGGTTGTTGTCACAAGGCTGCTATGTGTACTCCCCTTTCATCGAGCAAGGACCGATTGATCTTATAGCTCTGAGTCCTAAAGGCGAACTCCTGATGTTCGATGTGAAGACGGTAGCTAGGCGGGAAAACGGGACAATTATAAGCCGCACTCTGAAACAAAAGCAGCAGCAACTCGGCGTCCGACTTCTCTATGTTGATCTCGTTACGCACGAATGTCACCTTTACCCCCATCAATTCAACCCCTCAAAAACCTCAAACCAAAACGCTGCTAATCGTCACCACGGCGGGGAGAAACTTCAAGCCATTTCCTCGCTTCTTCACCCAGAGTCTTTGCCGACAGATCAATCTTCGCACGAAGAGACTTGACGATATACTCATCAATCGTACCCTTCGATAAAAAATCTACATAGGTTACCGTGTTCTTCTGCCCGATACGATGACACCGATCCTCTGACTGTACCCGGGTCTCGAGGTTGAAGTCGTTTGCATAGTAGATCACGTTAGTCGCAGCCGTCAGGGTCAGGCCATAGCCTGCGGTCTGTGGGTTTGCCACGAAGAACCTTGCATCTCCGAACTGGAATGACGTTATAGCGTTTTGACGTTGTTCATCTGTCGTATCGCCGAAGTATGAGACAACCGACCCCGACCCATATGCTTTAGCTAAAGTAGCTACAATAGCTTTTATGTCATACCGGAACCGTGACCAGATAATGACCTTGCCGGCCATCTCTTCAATAGTTTCTAGCAGCGCGTCCAGACGCTTTG